TCGCCCAATTGTCTTAAGCTGCTCTACCGCAATTACCGCTATCGGTGTGCGCGGAATGTGAGTCGTTCTACGCTTATTGACAAGTACCGCGAAGTGTTGGTTCCAGGATTGAGGAAAGCTTTTGCTGATGGCTTAGCGCTGAGCGCCCCTGAGCCTGCTCACAATCACTCGCACCCTCTTGCCGCGGCAGATCGTAATGCTGCGCATCGGGCGATTGTTGATGCGGCTACTCGGGCTGGGTGTGTTCCCTATGAACTCTCCCCTTCGGCTCGGCGGCAGCCAGGTGTAGCCATGCGGCTGCATCACTGGATGTCTGATCTCACTCAGGACGTCCGTGTTGATCCGTTGCCTGATCGGCCCTTGTTGGTCTTGATAGCCACGGATTTTTACGCGGATATGCAGGCAATCTGTGCATCGGGCTTGCCCATTGCGATGTACACGTTTGTGCCGCCCACGGTTGCAGGCTCTAGCGCCGATGCAGTTTGGCATCTTGACGGTAATGAAGTGGTGTATTCCGTCAATGGAGGCGCTGTCTATCGTCACAGGTTGTGGCGGTATGAAGGAGACTACTTGTCCGTGGTGGACGAAGACGGGAGCCTTGTGGTCCTGTCTGTCCAGTCCTGGGAGACGTCAGCTCGCGGTTGGCGAGTTGTTCTACTCTGTCCAACGGTGCGTATCCCTGCTCCGTTCTGGCATCATATTGCTACCAATCCCTTGGTTCGTCGTGAGTTTGGCTCTGATGGTCCTTGCTTGCAGTTCTTTGCAGGTGGTCAGCGTATGTTGTCGGTAGCACCCAAGGGTTCGCCTGTCTCAGTGGAGTTGCCTGAAGACCTGTTTCTCGGGCTCCAAGCGTTGGCTAGCACCGGCAAGTTGTCGGTCGGTGTTATTACTCAGCGTTTGGGCACGGTAGTAGGTTCTGGTAAGGCGATGTCCCTGAGCCCTCTGTTGGCTGAGGTTCTCAAGGTTCCCCGCACGAGCGAGGTCGTATCGTCGACGGTTTCTATACCGTTGATGAATCGCTCGCTCACCACTCAGGTCCCTCTGGATGCGGAACTATTGGAAGAAGCAGACGAGAAGTGGCGCGCGGTGATTCCGGCGCTCGTCGACAAGCCCCAGTTTATGTACGCCTCTGGGCGTGCTACTGACTGGGCGGCCGTAGATGGTCGTATCTTGTCTGTTGTCAACCAGTGTGTGCCCCCGGAGGAGTACGTCAAATTTGCGCGGGAATTTGTGCAGTCTCTTGCGCAGCGCTGCGTTCCTGTCAGCGTTGACCAGGTCATTGAAGTCATGGGTAACGCTGCTGTTCGTCGTAAGGCGAGCAATTTGGTGGACTTTTTGTTCTTCGGTTCGATATTGGAGTTTGAGGTCTTTGTCAAGGGTGAGCCCTATGCTTTGGGGGCGAAGCCCAGGCCTATCTCTAACATGTCGGTCGATCACAATGTCCGCCTTGGGGCGTATGTCCTGCCATGTGCGCAAGTTCTGAAGGAGTTCAGCTGGTTTGGTCCGGGTCAGACCCCGACACAGATCTGCTCGCGGTTGGCGGGGCTTCGCCAGTTGTATGGTGATCTGGTGGGCTCCGACTTTTCAACGTTTGACGGAACGATTTCTGAGTGGTTGGAAACGCATGTAGTTCACGCGTTCTTTTACGCGTGCTTTGGACATGGCGACGATGAGTTAAGGGTCTTGTTGAAGTCTGAGTTGGAGGCGAGCGGGCGTACTACCCACGGGGTGCGCGTGCCCTCTGGCCCACATCGGAAATCTGGCTCTAAGCTCACGTCTCTGGCTAATACGCTAGTTAACGCCTTTGTCAGCTACTGCTCTCTGCGGAAGGATGGAAAGGCAGCCGTAGCTGCCTTGGCTGGGTTGGGATTGTATATGGGTGATGATGGTGTTTCCCCATTTTCTCCTAGCCTTAGTGTGGTGGCGCGTAGTTTGGGCTTGCGGTTGAAGGTGGAGATTATGTCTGGGACCGTTGTGTTCCTTTCGCGGGTTTGGCCCGATCCCCTCCTCTCTGCTAGCTCTTACTGCGACATCTCTCGTGCTATATCTAAGGTTCATTTGGCGCGTGATGAGGGGCAGTTGGCTTATCGGGCCAACGGTTACCTTGTCACAGATGCGCATACACCCTTAGTTGGCCCGGTGATGCGTGCTATTGCTCGTGCTTTTGTTCCTGATGGTTTGAAGCCTAAGGATGTGCTATGGCGCGAGTCGATGGCATGGCCACAAGACGATCCTGAGTTGATACGTCAGCACTTTGTTACCTCTACGTCTTTGGACTTGGAGGATGTTCGTAACTTTGAGCAGGCGTGTTCTCATGTTCACACAAAGACGGATTTTGATGGCTTACCGGTGCTGAGCCTAGGTCCGTCTGCCAAGTCAGCGGTTCGTGTTGTCGGAATGCCTTTTCCGTTGGCCGTGGGATCAGAAAATAGTGATGGTCAAGATCGAAGAGATGACTCCACAAGGGACATGGCAACTCATGCAATCTGTTCCGACCGGGGTGGGGATGGTGGCGTCGAAAGCTGCGGGCGGTGCGACTCCACTGGGGATGGCGGCCAGAGTGCTGGTCCCTCCTCTGATCAACCTGGCAGGGCAGGCACTTCAGGGTCTAACGAGGAAGCAACGGAGAGCTGTACAAGCGGCTCAACAGCAGAACTCACAGGCCCAGGTGTCCCCCGTTCAAATGCCGGTGGTTCAGGCCCCTCAAAACCTGGCGGGCGCGGTGCGTTGGGAAGCAAGCGGCGGAAACCAAGCAGGCGGGGGAAGAAAAAGGCGGGGCAAGAAGCGTCGGGGCAAGGCGTCTTCGGGCCTCTACCCCGGTCTGACTCCTGATCTCGTGTTGTCCTTCGATTACACGACGCAGATGGCTGCCACGGCGACTGGTGAAGCGACCAATGTGTATCTGGTGACCCCTTGCCAGAACACGGCGCTGAACACGATCGTGACACTCATTCCGCGTCTCCAAAACTATTGCAATCTTTTTCGGCGGTTTCGATTCTCTGCTCTTGAGTGGTCGTATGTCCCTACTGTCGCTACTACCCAGTCGGGTTTTATCGCTATGGGCTATGATCCGATCTCTGATACTACTGCTCCGTCTACTTTGGGTGATGTTTCTCGTCTTTCTGAGTGCGTGATCTCTGATATCAAGTTCCC